CCGTAGTTCAACGCATCGCCAGCACTCAGATTGAAGCTTCGGGTGGTGAGGGTGCCGGTCTTACCGAGGAAGAGAAGTCGGCCTTGCTTGCCAATAGAATGGCGGATTTGGAAAAGCTAAAAGTTCTCAAACAAGAGGTCGAACAACCCATACCTAAGTAATTTATGTCTTATTGGAAAGGCAGCTCTAAAAATACTCGGCCGCTTGATAGTTTCGGTGTGGCAACGAACCACACGGCTGGTGGCGGTACGGGTCGGGAATTTCATGAATTGGAGTTTGGGGTGGTTCTTGACATCGTTCTTGACCTTAAACATCCCATTTACACAAGTGCTCATAATCAACAGACAAGGATTGATACCAATCGTTGGCCTATAGATTTGACTGGCGCTCCACCCGCAAAAGGAGACCCCGATTTGACATGGATTGGCCGTTGTCTTGTCCGACCGATTGTTTCTGGGCAAATCATCGAGAAAGACCAGCTTCGATGGGCATACCCGTTAGAAACAAATTTTACGGAATACCCACTTATTAATGAAACCGTTATCTTATTCGAACAAAACGAAAAACTTTACTATTCTCGCAAGGTCAATTCTCGGAACTGGGTAAATAACAACCTCGATTTCACCATTGAAGGTGGAACGTCGGGTATGTCCAATACTGAGTTATTCAGCAAAACCCCCTACACTGGCCGATTGGAGACCCAAACGGATTGGAAAGCTGATTCGGGTTATCACGGCTACGCCGGTAAGTATTTCTATGGAAGCCCCAAGATGCGTACCCTCCATCGGTTTGAGGGAGACATTCTTGTAGAAAGCCGTTTTGGCTCCGAACTCTTGATGAAGGCGTTCGATAAGAATCGTGGAAATGACGTGGGAGACACCAAGTACCCTGATTACAAGAACGGTGGTAATGCAATGCTTATTCTCCGAAATCGCCAGCGTCCATTGCTCAAGATTGGACAGACACTTTCGTTAAAGCACAGCCCAAATCCTGCCACAGTAGTCGGGACTATTGAAGAGAAGAATGTCGGCGGGTATCTGGACGAAAATATCAACCATGATGGTTCCAGCATCTATATGACTTCGGGGTTGACCATTAGTGAATGGGTAACAACCTGTTACAAGCGGATGTTCCATGATGAAAAAGATGAAGAAGTAGCCAAGTTCAAAGGCCCAAGCTCTTTCAAGTATCCTAACCCTATGAAGGGTGACCAGATTGTATTCAATTCTGACCGACTTATATTCTCGGCTCGATATGAGGAAATTCTATCTTATTCTAAAAAAAGATACGGAATTTGCACAGATAATGAGTTCACCGTGGATGCTCATCAGCAGATGGTACTAAGTACTCATACCAAGATTGTGCTTAATTCTCCCGCTATTTATTTAGGAGAATATGATAAGACGGATGAGCCCGTCCTTCTCGGACAGACAACGGTAAACCTAATATGGGATTTTCTTGAACTGTTTAAACAACATGTTCATAAGCATGAACACAGTCACGTCGATGCTGGAAGTCCATCGCCGCACATGACTCAAGAACCGACAGACCCATTTGTCCAAAGAGCTACAGCGTTACAAATTAGACTCAAGAGCCTATTAAGTCGTCGTGTATATGTCACTGGCGGCGGATTTGCCCCGGGTCAGAATGGAGCATCTATTCCAGAAGGAACTCCCCCCGTAAAAATTGATGTGGGAAGTGGTGCAGGAGCACCGGGAGGTTTCAAAGGGGAATCGCATAGGGTTTCGTAAACATATTTATACACACATATGAAAAAGTCAGAACTCACACAACTCACACAGTTAATCGAACTTCTCGTCGAACGAGAGGTTAAAAAGCAGCTTCCTGCACTTATCGGGGAAGTATTTCAAAATATGGCCGGAAAATCTATGGTCACTGAACGAGTGGTCCATGCAGAATCTCCCGGGCGTAAGGATTGCATTGCCAAAGAAATTGAAGCTGCAACCATCAAAAAAGATCCAAACGAATTTCGTTCCTCTTTGAAAGAACTTTTTACGGGGTCTTCCCCTGTGACCAGAGCAGAATTGGAAAATGGAGTGCCTCCACCGCCTCCCCGTGTTATCAAACAGTACACGAAAGACCCAGTTCTGAATCAAATTTTGAATGAAACCACTGGTGATTTGCGCCAGCGTGAAGGTTTAGCGGGAATGGCTGCTTTTCAAGGTGGATATAATCCAATGCCGGGACAGACGCCAGGACCGATGCCAAGCATTCCTATTTCTGCCCCATCAATCAGTGATGGCCACGCACCTATGGCGGCGTTACCAGAAGGACTTTCGGCTCTGGATGTGGCCAAAGCGGTGACGCCTGCCCCCGTAGCCGAAGCAATGACTAACTTTGCTCGTATGAAGGCAGTATTGGACGCATCCAAGAAACGAAGATTCTAAGATGGCATTGATTAAAAATACACCTATCGGATTGTCTTTCCCGTTGCGGGATGGACCTGTGGGATATTTTGAGCAAACCACCGATACGTTCAATGCGTATCGGATGAATATCATTAACCTCCTACGAACCAGACCGGGAGAACGTCGCCTGAACCCTCAGTTTGGATGTCGTCTATGGACTTTGATATTCGAACCAAACGATGATTTCATACCTAAAAAGGTTGAAAACATCATCCGAGAGGATATTGCGACTTGGATTCCCGGGGTCTCTGTTAATTCAGTGCAAGTAAAAACACAAGATACTGGTTCAACTGTGGACTTTCGGGATATTTATAAACTATACATCATCGTCTCGTTCACGGTTAAATCTATCAATGTGACGGATGCGGTAGAGTTGACGCTCGACATCAATAAGGTTTAAGACATATATGGAATGGAATAGAAAATGCCCCGAATGCAGAAGAACCCAAACGTACGTATTCTATAGTGCCTTTTATAAAGCTAAAAAATGGAATAAAGTGTGCAAGTCTTGCTGCCGTAAAGGAAAGGGATTTTCGGATGAGCATAGGAAAAAAATAAGTGATAGAAAGGTTGGTATTAAACAAACGATGGATGTCCGCTTGAATAATTCCGCTGCTCAAAAGAAACGATATTTGGACCCATTGGCAAGGAAGAAAACCTCGGAGGCAGTAAAACTAGCGTTACACCGTCCAGATGTCAGACGAAATCATATGGATGCAATGGCAAAAAATCATTTTTTGGGAAATACTATGGATGTGGGTCAAGTAGAGTTGTTAGAAAAATGGAACCGACTTGGATTTAAGTTTGAACCAAACTATCAACTTCATACCGATGATTTTCTTTGTTACCTAGACGGATATGACAAGAAAAGTAATGTAGTGTTGGAGTACGATGGGAAGTATCATCATAGTATTGGTCAACAAGAAAGAGATTTGATGCGACAACAAAGAATAATAGACATTCTAAACCCCAATAGGTTTTGGAGATACGATGCTGTAAACAGACAGTGGACAGACGTTGTAGGAGGCAAATAATGAGTTCAAGTACACAAAAGTCATTCCAACCGAATTCTAAGGACATCCGATATATCAACCGGGATTTTTCCCAGTTGAGGGATGCGCTTGTTAATTTTGCCAAAGTCTATTACCCCAATACCTACAAGGACTTCTCGCCAGCAGCCCCGGGCATGATGTTCATTGAACAAGCTGCCTATGTTGGTGATGTTCTCTCTTACTATACAGATTATGCTTTCAAGGAAGGGACACTGCAAAGTGCTCAAGAACGAAAAAATATCATTGCGCTTGCCCGTTACTTGGGATACAAGGTTAAACCCGTTACAGCGGCCGCAGGAATCGTAAATCTTATGCAACTCTGTCCATCAACTGACAATGGGGCTGGAAATTATTATCCCGACTCGAATTACTTCTTGTCAGTTAAGGAAAATACTCAATTCTCCAACACTAATGGTTCCTATTTCATCTTAACGGCAGCCGTTGATTTCTCGGTTAGCTCGTCGTCCTCGCCAAGGATGGAAAAGGTCTATTCGAGAAACGATGATGGAACTCCACAATTTTTCTTGCTTACCAAACAAGGTCCGGTGAGTTCGGGCCAAATTATTACTCGTGAAGTGACGGTAGCTAATCCATCTCCATATTTCAAAATACAATTGACCGAAGATAACATTCTTGGAATTGTGGATATTTACGACTCAGATAATAACCGATGGCATGAGGTCGAATATCTGGCCCAAGGATTGGTTCCAATTGCTGTACCAAATGATGCTCAATACGAAGGGTCATTAGCTCAGTACAAGGATTCGGTTCCTTACATCTTGAATTTTCTCCAGACCTCTCGAAAATTCATCACCACCATTGACGAAAACAACCTGACTACAATTTCCTTCGGGGCGGGTGTGAATGGTGTGGATGACGAATTGGTAACGTTTGACTCAGACCTTATTGGTGTAGGTCTTCAAAACATTTCAAATGTTAACGTCCCTCTTGACCCAAGTAATTTTCTCAGTAACGAAAATTTCGGAATAGCACCGCAAAATACTACACTTACCGTTCGCTATTTGATTGGTGGTGGTCTCAATTCCAATTGTCAGTCCGACGAGATTCGGGACGTGGTAGCAGCCGTATTTGACAATCCTACCGAAGGATTGCTCCCCGAGCAAGTTGACTTGCTTAGTACGGTTAAGAATTCGCTGGCAGTTACCAATCCATCCCCTTGCACGGGAGGAAAGGATGCAGAGACCGACGAAGAAATTCGAAACAATGCAATGGCTAACTTTGGGGCACAGAATCGAACAGTCACTCAGAATGACTATCTGGTTCGTATTTATTCACTTCCGGCTCAGTTCGGTTCTATCGCCAAGGCGCAAGTCATTGCTGATACAAGCCTGCAAGTCGGAGTCAACAAGATTCTCGTGGGAGTTGTGGACCAGAACAATATAGCCTCAGTCATTGATAATAGCGAGAACAACTACTTCCGTCGCATTGCTTACGACAATACGAATCCATTTGCCATCAACACATATATTTTGAGCTATGATTCCAATAAGAATCTGGTGAGGCCGAACTCGGCTCTTATTACGAACTTGATTACGTATCTCAAGAATTTTCGTATGATTACAGATGGGGTGAACGTCATTGATGGTTATATTATCAATATAGGAGTGAGCTTCGCCGTAACGGTTTATAAGGGGTTCAACAAGAAGGACGTGTTAAGCAATTGTATTGCAACAGTACAAGACTTCTTCAATATTGATAACTGGAATTTCTCACAGCCAATCAATCTGAGTCAATTGCAACTTCAAATTGCAAAAGTGGACGGCGTGCAATCCATCGTAAATGTGGATATTTATAACCTGACAGCTTTAGACGGGAACTACTCGTCGGTGCAATATGACATCGCAGCTGCAACTAAGAATGGTGTCATCTATCCTTCGGTGGACCCAAGCATTTTCGAGGTAAAGTATCCTGATAGCGACATCCGAGGATCGGTGATATAATATGATTAAGCTTAAAAATCTATTGATAGAGGATATAACCAAAACTCCCGAGTTTAAACGATGGTTTGGGAATAGTAAAGTTGTGGATAAGGGCGGGAATCCTCTTATTGTATATCATAGAACAGATAAAGAGTTTAATGCATTTGATACATCTATTCAGCGCAGGAATTTTAATATACTTGGGCTTGGCGCATATTTCACTGTTGATAGAGATATGGCATCAAAATATGCGGATGGAGAGAATTCAAGAGTTATACCAGTATATCTTAGAATAGAGAACCCAGCTTCAATGAATGATCTACAAAAAGCGAAAGACCTTGGTGGTGATGCAAAAAATACTACAAAAGAACTCAAGAAAATGGGATATGATGGTGTTATTCACGAAGCATCTGGGGAAATAGTGGTTTTTCTCCGACACAAATAAAGTCAGCATTAAGCAATATCGAGTTCAACCCGTATAATCCTGACATTACGCATCAATAATATGAATTACGATGGGGAAAAAGAGAAAATTCGCAAAGCACTTTATTACGCAGAGAATAGAGAGAAAGTATTGTTACGATGCAAAAAATGGCAATCTGAAAACAATCAAAAACTGTCCGAATACTATAGAAAAAGATACCTTGAAAAGAAGTCCCATATATTGACTGCTTGTAAAAAATATAGAGAGGACAATAAGGATTCTATTCGTAGGAAATATGTAGAGAAATATGGGAGTTCTAAGTATAGAATTCATCATAAAAAGTATGTCAATAAGAAATATCATACAGACCCTATTTATAAGATAATAGCTTTACACAGAACTCGATTGTGGTATGCGTTAAAATCCCAATCGGCAAAAAAATCGGTAAATCATTCTGTAGAATTATTTGGATGCACTCCATCCGAGTTGAAAACTCATCTTGAACATCAACTAAAGTATGGATGGACGTGGCAGAATCATGGGTTGGTATGGCATATAGACCATATAAAACCACTTAGTAAGTTTGATTTAACAAATGAAGCGGAGCAACGAACAGCGTTTCATTATACAAATTTACAACCTCTTCTGAAAGAGGATAATATTCGAAAACACAATAAATGGAAAGATTAATCCTTGCACCACTTCATATATCCATCTCAAGACACGTACTTAACCAACCGCTCTAATGAGTTGGACACTAAGAACTTTGGTGTAGATGAAATCCTTCAAGTAGGTACACAGAACCGTTTCGCTGCCTATGTCAGCCCAACCAAAGACTATATCTATGTGAACGAAGTGTTCGATCATGTTGGCGTTCAGTTTTTTAATGGGCAGTTCACGGGGTCTATATTGGGTGATGTTAGTTCGAGTGCCATTCTTAACGGAGCACCTTTCCCAGGTCCGTTTTTAGTGATGGGTTTTATGGGAACCATTTCCAGTGGTTCGTATATTTGTTTATACGGAACCGCCTCGGGTGTGGATACTCGTCAAGAAAAAATTCGCTTATACAAATCTCAATCATACACTGATCGTGCATTGATTCAATTTAACCTTGATGCCATTTCCGCTTCGATTGTGGATGGAACAATCATCAGTGCAAGTTTCCATCTGAAAGTCAAGATTTGCGACGAATATCAGCTTCCAATTGACTATTCAATTTATGCCTATCCTGTGACAGAAAGTTGGGTAATGGGCAATGGATACATGTCGGATGGAGGATCTGATGATGGCGTAAGTTGGGTTTACCGTGATTTCAATGGTGGAACCCAATGGGGAATCCCAGGTGGAACTTACGGGCTTCCAGTTTGCACTCAAAGTTTTCATTACAAATCAGCCGATATTGACATGGATGTAACTCCAATCGTTAATTCATGGTTGGCGGGGGCACCAAACAATGGATTTCTTTTGATTTCTTCGGATGAACTTTTTCCAACTGGTTCTGGCTTCATGCTCAAGTATTTCAGTGAAGATACGAATACAATCTATTCACCGGTCCTTGATGTAAAATGGTCGGATTGGTCATTCGTCACGGGTAGCTTCCTTACGTCAAGTGTTATCATTTCTGTCATGTCCGGGTCTACTTTGGAGGTAAACACTAGTGGATCGTGGTTCAATGGTATTGGTGGTGTTCACGGAAATTTCACTGCTTCTACCGACTTATGGTTTGGAACTCATTACATCACGTCAAGTGGAGACATGACTGCATTCTATAATGAATTGGTTCAGCAGTTTACGGGAAGTCTAACTGGCTCGTTCTATGGAATTGCCGAGGTCTCCTATGGAGAATTCTCTGGAAGTGGTAATTTCTTTGCTGATTACTTCTCGGGGTCCATTGATGGCATCCCAGTTGAATTTACGGGGGAAGTCAATGGCAATCTGATTGATGTCTTCGTGAGCGGAACGGTCATAATGCCGACATCATCCATATACTTGTTCACAGGATATATGAAGTCTCCGGCCATCTCTTTGACTGGAACGGGGTCTGGAAAGTATTATGATTCCGCATCCTATTCTTTCAATGGGTTCGTCATGGGGCAAGGAATTTCGGGAAATATCGCAGGAGTTCCAATATTCGGTCCTGCGTTTGGAGTTATGAGTGCCACAACTACAGTAGTTACTCTTCCAACCGAATGGCATTTTTCATACCCAACGTCTCCTAACGAGTCTCCGTATGGGGACATGATACGACAGATTTTCAATTGCGGTCCAAATTGTGGGACTTCGCCTTGCAATTCCCGCCCAAATCCGTGGAATTATGCCCCGCCGCCCAACAGTCAGTTCTGCAATCCTACGCCATATGCATTTGATAGCCTGTATTACATATGGGGAGGTGATGATGTTGGATGGAGGACTACTCTTCCAGAAGCATCTTCATCGGTGTTAACGTCCTCGTGTGGAAAGTTCCACACCGTTCAGCGAATGAGTGGAACGTTCAATGGTGGAATGTTCAGTGGGAGTTCATTTTTTGCGTTCTATGAGAACTATAGAATCTCATTTGGTGTACTTACTGGTTCATGGAACCCTTGGGCACTTCAAGGAGAAACTCTCATAGTTAACTTCCCCGCAGTGTATGACAACTATTACATAGCATATCTTTATGGCCCATTTGTCTTTGGACCGCTCCTGGGGGTTTACACGGTCTCGGCATCCGCCAATCAGAGCATGACCAGTGCAAGCTTCATTGGTCAGTTCACGGACGGCATGTTTATGGGGGGGACAGTAAACCTTAAACTAACGGGAAGTGTCCTCACTTCGAGCATTGCATACACCAGCAGCGTTCAGATTACCTCAAGCTTCCTCGACCCACTTGATACAGGACGCCAATTCAGTATCAATTTGCAGAATCTCCAGCCTACTTATAAGGCAGGAGACATTGTAAAGATTAATGTTTTTGGCCGACCAAAGTTCCCGATCAAGGATTTTGCAATCTTAACTCAGCAACAGGCATATCTCGTTCCGAATTTCTTGCCAACTTCGTCCTATTGGGCGTTGA